AAACAGGCCAGCGCCAGGGCGAGCAACACTATGCGCAGCGGACTCAACATGGATCCCCCTTTGTCTCAATCGGTGGGCCGATCTGGTGTGCCTTAGCGATACCTTCGGCAATCAGAGCATCAGCCTCCCGGTCCGGTACTTCCAGCAGTTCGCCCGGTCTGCGGGCTCGCGCCTCTCCAGACCGGGTGTAAGACTTCACGAACTGCACCAGCATTGATTTAAGCTTCCGCCCCCTTGCGCCCGCCGCGCCCCGGAGCCGACTCAGTTCCCGCCTCGAATAGAGACGCCGCCAAAAGTGTTCCCTTGACGAAGGCCTGCGGCACGAACACCGCCAGGGCGACGCGTTCTTCACCGCGCATCGTCACGAGATTGCGTACGAAATCGTCTTCGTTTTCGGTCGCCATTTCGACGTTCGCGCTTTCCCGATCAAACAGAACCGCATTGCCAGGGAACGCGCCTACGAGGAAATCGCCAACGTTCATGTTGGCTGTAATCGCTACAGGCAAGCCCCACAGACGCGGCGGGGCTTCGGACATTGGCGGTCCGCCGAGTAAGTAAACGCCTTGGGTAGTTTTCATGAGGTTCATGACGGCGAGATCGACGGGATTGAGAACAATCGCCGTAGGGATATGGCCCGACATGTAGACCTGGACTATGGCCGCGTACATTTGATCGACGCGGTTCGTGATGGTGCCGATGCCCGGGGGTGCGACGTATGCTGAGGCCTGCGGCATGATGCCGAAGAGGTGTCCTGCCGCGTTGTTGCCGTACAGAATCTCTTTGTCCTCTTTCAGAGCGATGCCGTACAGCAGCCGGTTGTCGATGGTGGCCGCCACGTACGGCGCGTCCTGAACCATCTGGCGACTGATCTTCACGAAATGCGCGATGGTCCGGACTTGCGCAACCGCGTCCGTGTAGGTCAGGTCCGATTGGGCTTTCCGGTCGCCTTGTAGAACCTGATAATCCGCGTTGTTGGTGAACGTCTCAATGACGTACTCCACGCTGCTGGTAGCGGACAGCGGCACAACGGTGACGATATCCCGCATCACAAGCGGGATGACGGGTTGGAATACTACGCCGACACGTTGCGGCGGAATTACCAGCCCTGATGTCTCGGCCGCGATAAACGGATTGGCTCGCACTTCGCGCGGCTGGATCATCCGACTTTTTAACGTGACCTGAACCTTCGGTCGTTGCGGAGAATTAGTCGCGTTGCTCTTGAAGGCATCCGTATCGGTGAACTGAGAACCAATCGACCGGAAGTCCATCTCGCCCGTTGCGCCCAGCTTCACTGGTGGCCGCGATCCGCGTTCCTTCATGGACCGAACTTCGGTTTGCAACGCGGTGTGTTCGGCTTGCAGTGCCGTGTTCTTATCGATAAACTCGGCGACGGCAGTTTCGAGCTTGACCATGCGTTCTTTTGTTTCGCCCTTCACCTCGCCTAGCTCGAGTTTTTCAGCCAGGGCGGTTTTGTAGGCGGCATGTGTGTCGTCCATCAATCGGCGGAACTCGATAAAGAGATCCGTGTTCGGGGCAGTTGCGGCGGCTGCACTCATCGTGTTGTCTCCATTTCGTGAATCAGCCGTATTCTGGCCTGCCAGATCGCGGCTCTGAGTTGGTCCGCAGGGGTTTTCAGTACGCTCGCGGCTTCGCCGCCATGGATGCTGCGGGCATCCAGTACGCGGGAACGGTGGTTAGCCGGAAAGGCCGTTAGCGATATTTCCTTGAGATCGATATTTGTCAAAACTCGGACCTCGTCCTCCATCTCCCACTCACGGCAGATAAAGCCAATCGAGAGGCCCATGCGATAATCGACGGCCTTTGCCGTTTGCAAGAGGCCGAAAGCATCTCGCCCGCCAGTCGTGTTAAGTGCCAGCTGCGCTTCCATCAGCAACCCCTTATGGTCCTCGACAAGCGACGTAGTAAAGCCGATGGGAAACAGCGAGGTATCGTGACCTTGCAGCACCGGATACTTGCCGCGCTGCTCGGTAATAGACGAGCCGAACGCGCCGGGATTTACCCGATCCCCAAACGCATCCTTCGCCCAGGTCGAGGCGTAACCCATTACCTTGCCTTGCGGCTGGTCGCCGTCCTGGGTGGCCGAACGGATCTCGAAACTGAGGGTGCGATATTCGAAGTCCTTCATGGTTGTTTCACTCCGATCTGTTGAGTTGGCACCGACGCGGCCGGGACCATGTTAAGCGGTTGCAAATAGATATCGCCCTCGGGAATGCTGTTGGAGTCTTCGATGTCGCGGATATCGTTGACACTCAGGAAACCCCATTGGCGACCGATGGCGTATGCCTCGTATCGGGTTTTGATATCGCTGCGTTCGAACCCCGCGAGATTGAAGCGGACAAAGTACGGGTTTTGGAATAGATGCGTTTGAATCGTGCGCTCTATGCCGATGACGATAGGCTGCAAGGTATAACGTACAAATTCAAGCGATTGTTGTTCGACGCTTGCATAGGTGGGTTGGGTCGCCGCGCCGACCAAGTGAGGCGGCACGCCGAAGATACGGGCGATCTGCTCGACGCTGAACCGTTGGGAGTTGATATATTCCATCTGCTGCAACGGCACGGAAATCGGGTTGTATTTGACGCCGTTGTCCAGGATGGCGGTATTGCCGACGTTGCTGGGCCCGCCGTGCATAGCTTTCCAGGATTCGGCGATCGCGGCCTTCTGGGTATCTTGCAACGTGCTAGGAAACTCCAGTACGCCGGAAGGTCGGCCACCATTGTTATAAATCGCGCTGGCGTAGCCTCCTGCCGCCGTCTCGAAACCAAACGTCAACCGGTGATAGTCCAGCGGAGCTAGGCCGGTGATGCCGTCCAGCGTGAACACGCGGAAGTGCAAGATGTCGGGCGGCGTAAAGATTGATACCCTGCCGGTGAGATCGACATAGCGATACTTCAACAGCGCGGTAGTCGATTCGATGTACGAGGTCACCCGATCCGGTCGGAGCGGCCACAGGCCTACCACTTGCCCGTCCTGATAATCCGGAAGCGTGTACGCGTTTCCCCATGTCAGCAGGTTCATAACCGTGCACTGGACATATTCCGGGGTGGTCATCCACGGGTTGGGCTGCTGGGTCAGCAGGTTGTAAAGCGGGTGATTTACAGCCTTTTGTTTACCTTCTGGCGTTGCCTGGAAGATGTGAAGGGGTAACGATCCGACCGAGCAGGAGATGAGACGCGTACAGGCCCAGTAAGCGGCACTCCGCAATGCGGCGTCGGCCCCGGTCATCGTCGGGTCGATGAGGATGGATGTTCCATCCGGGGAAGCCATCGCACCCGGCATCGGGACAAAGCCCGAGAGCCAGCGTTTCGCGCTGGCCCTGAGTTGATCGATATAGCCCATTTACCGACCCCAACCGGGGACGAATTTCGCACCGTATAAGGTGCTTATCACCTGTTGCGGCGCGTTCACCGAGAACTGGGTTGTAACGACCTGCGCCCCGGTCGTAATCGTCACCGTCCGCAAACCAGTCGGGGCGTTTCCGGCGACGGTAAAGATCGCACTTAGACTGGTCGGCGATGCCACGGTCACGCCAGACACCGCAACGCCGGTACCCGATATTGTTACGGTTGTCGTTCCCTGGACAAAGCTGGTATTCGTTCCATTAATGGTGACCGGGGCGGCATCGTTTTGCCCAGCACTGACCGGAGATATTGCAACAGACGGCGAACCGGCTGGAGTGACCTGAAATGTATCGGTCGCTGATTCCGTTCCCGTTGCAACCGTCACGGTGCGAGTGCTTAACGTGGCGGCGGACGTGATAACGAAATTGCAAGTCAGACTGGTTGGCGACGTCACCGTTATTCCAGAGACCGTTACCCCGGTGCCTGTGACGGCGACCGTTGTAGTTCCACCAACGAAATGCGTGCCGGTACCAGTGACGGTAACCGGAATCGTTGCGCCCGCAGCTCCACCCGTCGGAGTAACCGACACAGACGCGGCGGCAACGACCGTGAAATCATCGTTTGCAGTTTCCGTTCCTGTCGTCACCGTCACCAAACGTGCGCCCGCCGCGGCCCCGGCTGCGAGAACAAAATTGCAGGTAATGCTGGTGGCCGATGCCACGGTCACATTGGACGCCGTCACGCCGCTGCCCGATACGGTGATGCTGCTGGTAGCGGTGGCGAAGTGCGTATTCGTTCCGGTGATCGTGACCGGAACAGAGGTGCCCGCCGTTCCGCTTAGGGGTGCGACCGATATCGACGCGACGCCCGCCGAGGCATTGACAGAGAACGTCATGGTCACGATCTCCGCGCCTGTCGTAACTGTGACTGTGCGCGAACCCGTTAGTGCTCCCGCCGTTATCACAAAGTTGGCAGTGAGGCTCGTAGCCGATCCTGCCGTCAGGCCCGAGACGCTGACACCAGCGCCAGACACCACAACGGTCGTGCCAGCGGCAAAGCTGGTCCCTGCGCCGGTAATCGTGACCGGCACGGTTGTCGCTTGCACTCCGCTTATCGGAGCAATGGTCGCGGATGCGATAGCACCCGCGCCCGGTATCGCGCCAATCGTTCCACCATCCGTCGCCGTTCCAATTAGCATCGCGGCCCTCGGCGCAAAGCCTTGCCGGACCCACGCGAACAGTGCTTGAATGTAGGTCGCGTTCGTTAGCCCGAGCGCCGGGTCAGTAACAGTGCCACCGCCGACGGTCAAATCGCCGATGCGCCCCGCAGTTGCGAATTCCCAATAAGTCGGGTAGTTCGACCCCACTCCCGGTTCGCTGTTAGCGGTTGCCTTGGTGTGCGCAACACAGCAGCGATAGTTGATCGTCTGGCCACCATAAAATGACGGATCGGCATTGCCGATATAGTCGCCGATTGCGAACGGACCCGGCGAAGCATCCCACGTGGGCGCTCCGCTATGGCCCAAATAAAGTCTGTCGAAATTCGCAAAGTTGCGGGTTGAATCAACGAACTGCGGCCCCTGAGTGATTTCGCTGGTTCCCGTTCCCAGATTGACGGTATCGGTTCCCAGGGACGTCGGACTCGTCAACCAGAGCTTGTCGAATCCAAGTACGGTCCTTGGGTTGCTTCCAGTGGCGTCGTAAACGGTGCCAGTGCCGCCGTTATACATCGCATTCTTGTGCACGTTCGCCACTGTGACGATGTCCTTCGTATTGACGGCATAGTCGGTTCCTGTATCTGGAGCGGCTGAGAACGCCACAAGGACGGTTAGCACCGTTGCTGTATTGGACGAGATGAACCGCACTTCGCCTACTGGCGGACCGGCTCCACGCTGTGCGGTAATTACAACGAACCCGGCGGAACCGCCCACGCCAAGACTCGGGGCTGTCTGAAACGCCGCCGTCGAATCCGTCAGGGTAGTGGTGGTCCCGGCCGTGGCGGTTCCCGAATACGTCAAGTACGTGTTGTTCAGGATGCCAGCGATCAGGTTGCCGTAGGCCCCTGCTCTGACCTGTCGCGACCAGATCAGGTTGTCTTTCATCTGGGCTTCCATTCCAGCGTGCGCTAGGTACCCCGATCCGACCAGGAAAGCCATGCCACCTGTGCCTGTCGGCGCGGTATTATCGCTGGTCATCAAAGTGTTGTGGTAGAACTCCAGGTTGCAGAAGTTATTGCCGTGGCCGTTGAGCGAACCGGACGCACGCCCGCGAGAATTAGGCAGACTGAGACACTCGCGGAAAACGTTCGTCACGAGCGCAAACGGTGCACCATAATGAGCGAAGTCGCCGTCCTCATTCGGGATGCACGAGTCCATGATTGCGCCCTTGTAAGTGCAGGTCCCAGGAGTGTCCGAAACCGTGGTGAGAATCGCAGCCAGTTCCGACGTGGTCCCATGCCCGACGAAATAGATATCCTCAACGGTTCCACCCGGACTGCAAATTCCTTGCAAGCCGGAATTGTTAGTGCTGCCATATCCGCGAACAACACAGAGATTGCTCTTGATTGAGGTCGCTGGGGAGAATTCGACCAACGCCGAGGACGCGAACCGATAGACCACGTTGTTTTCGATGACCCAGTTTTTCATCGACCCTGAGAACCAAACGGGCCTACCAGTACCGGCTCCGAAAAATGTGGTACTCGGCATATAGTTATCGCGCAAAATGCGCTGGCCGGTAGTCGCCGCAGAAGTGACCAAGAACAACGGAATGTCGCTGATGGCCTGCGACATTTTATTGCGGCGGATAACAACATCATTCGCGCCTAAACAGAACGAGACTGAAACGCAGCCGCAGTTGATGAAGGTGCAGTCTTCAAGATAGAACTCGGAGAACGCCGTGTGATTCAGATTTCCCTCAACCGCGTAATGGTCGAAAGCATGTAGAGTATCGCCCAGGTCCGAGAAGTCAACGAATTGGTAACGGCCCTGTGCCCAGCAGGAGTTTGCAGTAACGGCCCGCTGAATTTGCCCATTGCCGGAACCTGTCGCCTTGCGAAACTTAGCATGGTTGCTGGATATGCCGATGGCGACGACCTTCGAGTTTTGAAGGGAAGCGGTGGGCCCCATTTTGATCTTGCACATCGGAGTCCCGGTGGACAGCGACGAGTCAAACTCGTAGATGGACCCCTGGCCCAAGGTCAGCACCGTATTGGTGAGCATCAAATGGCCGCGTACCGTTAGCCTCATATTGGGCGCGATGGTGAGCGACCCGGTTCCGGATACCACGACGTCATCAGTCAATGTTGTTGGGGTACTCAGGCCGACGGTCGTGTTCGCGTTGACAGTGACGGCGTGAGTTATCGTAACGGAATCGCCGATGCCGGGAACGCCGCCTGTGCCGCTGCCCGTAAGGGCGGTCCATGGAGTTGTACCGGCGTTGGTATCCGCCCAGTTTCCGGCGCGTGTTGTTGTTAGTGCTGCCATAGTGTCTCTCTCCCTTCAGATAACCCACAAACCTCTGGAATAGTCGGGCGTCGGTTCGGCCTTCATTGCGCGGTGAATGCACATCAACAGGCCGATGACGCCGTCGATCTTCTTTTCGTCGCTGTCCTTAATCGGAACGATCAGATCGCCCGGTTTCCGCTGTGCTTTGACGTTGGTGAACATCCAGCTGAGAACTGGATCGCCATCGTGCTTGATCTTTCGGGAAAGGACCAACCCCTCAAGGTCCATCATGGCGGGCGAGAAATTCCCCGGCGTCGGCCGTACTTCCACCGGACGCGGAAGACCGGCCTTCTCGATGTCGTTGACCAACGGGCCCGAGTGGTACGGGTCGTGCGCGACCTCGCGGACGTTGTGTTGGGCGACGATATCGGCGAGGTTTTGAACGATATAGTCAAAGTCGGTCGCGGCTCCCGGCGTCGCCGTCAGACGCCCCATCGATTCCCACGCTTGAAAGTGGCTATGTTCCTGCCGGTTAACCGTGTCTTCGGGCAAGTAATAACGCCCGAACACCGCCCACCAGTCCCGCGCTCCGTTGGGCGGGAATACGATCATCAACGCCGCGATATCGTTCCGCCATGCCAGATCGATTCCGACGTAACAGGGTTCGGCGATAAAGTCCTCGATCTCCAACCCGGAATCCGCGCACCGGTCCCACTCCCCGGCCGGAAGCCACGCGATCGCCGCGTTAATCCAGACGTTTAAGTGTTTAGTGAAAAACGCCGCCTGTTCAGACGGCATTTGCATCGCACGTTTGGCGTCCAGCTTCATCCCCTCGGGTCGGACACTCACACCGTAGTTGGGATTGGCTTTGGCCCAAGTTTCCTCGGCCCAGGGATCGTCGGCGTCGTCCCGCGAGTAGATGATTCCGAAGTACGCGTCGTCTTCGACCCGTTGTTCCAAAATGTCGATCACGTAATTGTGCTGGTCGTAGCAGACGGAGGCCCGGTTCAACCCCGCCGTGGTAATCGCCCATATCAGCGGTTGAAGCCGGCTTCCGGTGGCCGTCGCCAGGACGTCCCACAGACCGCGCGTGGGATGAGCATGGAGTTCGTCAACAAGCGCCGCCTGAAGGTTCAGCCCGTCCAGGTTGGAATGTTCCGCGCTCAAAGCCTCAAACTTCGATTGGGTTTCCATCTGGACAATGGCGTGCGCCAGGATTTCCACCCCGAAGCGGGCGCAATAACCCGGTTCCTTACGGGCCATCCACTGGGAATCGGTGAAAACGATTTTTGCCTGTTCCCGCGTGTTCGCCGCGCTTACGACGTGACCGCCGTATTCCCCATCGCAGGACAACAGGTACAGGCCGACCGCGCTTGTCAGTGTGGACTTGGCGTTTTTACGCGGCACTTCGATGTAAACCACACGGAACCGCCGCGCTCCCGTCGTGACGGCCTTCCACCCGAACACGTTGGCGACGATAAAACACTGCCAGCCCTCCAGCGTTAGCCGCATTTGTTGTTTGGCCCAGTGACCGTGAACGTGGGGGAACCGTTGGATCACGTCCAGAACCCGTTCTGCGGCCTTCTCGTCGAAACGGAATGGGGAATCCTTGGGCTTCCAACGTTCCAGGTCGCTCAGGTGCCGTTTGCAAGCCAGCTGGACCCATCGGCAGCCGACAATCCGCCCTT